CCTCGTGTTCATGGTGTGCGTTTTGTTCGTCCCACTTCTTCGCCATGAACTGTTGTAGTCTTGCGTGTTTTCTCCACACAAAAACATTTTCTTTATCTCCGTAATCATCATCAGAATAGTATTTGTCCCAATCTACCTTTTGACCTCGTAGGTGTGCGTGTTGATCTAGTCCCATAACTTTTCTCCTATTTGTTAGTTTGTTCTATCTCTTATCAAATCCCATATATCAATGCAACTATTATCTTTTAGAATTATTCTAAACTAGAAACCCTAACCTTTTTACCAGCAGGTGCGTCTGCACGGGGGTCAAACTCCATAGTAATCCAACACAGATGTTATCCATTTGCTCAAACGAGACCGAGCTTTACCACGCTGATTTCCCAGCGCCAGTCCTGTACTCCGTCAGAGTAAGTTACGCTGCCTGGATCCAGCTCTAGAAACGAGACGACATGTGGGTATCAGAGTATACCAACGAGCGAGAGCATCAGGATCCCAGTGCCAGCTAATGTAAAACTGGGAAACATAAACAGAAGGCACAGCCAAACGACAACGAAGGTCACGCTTCAGCTCCAGCTGCAGGTGCCAGTTCTTGCAGCTCCTGGGCCCGAACTTTAACCGCCCACCAAACGAGATCGTTAACCAATCCAGTTAGCGAGGTTGGATCTTCGGATATGTGCTGTAGAAACTCACCGTTCTTCAGTCCAGCTGCATCCGCGTGGTCCTGGACCAGCTGCCAGATCTCCTCCTGATGGTGATCATGAAACGCAATTGTTTCCGAGTAGTACGTGATACCGGCAACGCCACCTGCGCAGCCGTGCTTAGCAATGTCTGCAATTAAACCTATGTCCTGCTTTTCGTACTCAGCGAGGCATTCCTTTATGCTTGGCATCAGAAACCATTCCTTCAGTTCATCAGTCATCCTTCACCTCCGACTCTTTCCACGTGTTACCATTTGCAATGCAGCGCGTGCCCCGCGCACCGGTCAGTGCATATACTTTTCCTTCTTCAGGCTTGTTGGCCTCTTCGACATCGTTGTGTGGGACTGTTTCTTGAATCGCTTTTTCTTTATCCATGTTGCTCTCCTTATATATTTAATGAAATAATACCTGTGCCAAATAAGATGGCCAGATATATTGCTGTTGTGTAAATGATAATCATCAGACCTTACATAAGACCTGATGGGATATATGTCAAGGCCTTTCTTTGATTTCTTTTAATCTTTCTTCAAACGACCATTTCTTTTCCATAGGAAGTTCTTTTACCACAGCTTCTACCAGCGTGGTGAGCTCAGTCACCTGCTGCTGTAGCTCATCTACTCTCTTGTTGTATGAACGAGCTTTGTTCTCTCCTCGAACGAGATCGAGGGCATCGAAATCTATTGCCATTGTTTCTCCTTTGTTTAGTCTGACCATACGACATCATGGGATATCAGTCAAACAGAACTTTTACAGCGAAGGAGATCCCAGACCCCCCTGAGAAGTTACGCTGCGGGGGCTCACCAGTGACCAGTAAACGAGAACGAGGTTTGTCATAAAACGAGAACGAGAAACGAGAGCTACGCTGCCTGGTCCCGTTACCAGGCCACGTTAACAAAGAGGTAAAATGTAACGTGGCCAGGAAACGAGAACGAGAACTACGCCACCTGCTGTTCAGGATCACGCTGCACCAGCTCCTGAAGGATGCGCTGCTGGACCGTGGGCCATTGATAAGGAAACGAGAACGAGAAACGAGGGACAAGGGAACGAGGATCAGTGAACAGTGACACCGGTCTGTACAGTTTAAGACGTCTTTCAGAGAGGGTCTTACCCAAGTTCTCATGAAGTAAAAATACAGTTCCACCAGCCTTTACATATCGGTTAATCCAAACAATTTGCCATCGATTTAGTTTAGGATAATTTGATTTATCAGATTTTAATTCTATCCAAAAAACACCTTGTTTATGCACACCATGTACATCTGGTATTCCATTGATTGAGCTAGATTCTATGCGAGTTAAAAACATTTGGTTAAGTCCTTCCTTGACCTTTTGCCAAAGTCTGCTTTCTGGATTTTTTCCTGACATAAATTAACTTAACTTTTTTATTTCTTTAATCACTGAGTTAGGAATAATAGTAGTATTACCGATACTTTCAATATCTTTTCCATTGTCTGAAAATGAGTAATCTCCAAAGATTCTTGTAACACCTTTTGCTTGACTGAGAAGATGACCTTTGGTGATGCAGGTGGCTAAGTTAGATTTTTTTAATGAATCAAAGCTAGTCCACGAGCTATCCGAGACGATATCAAACCATTCCACAGAAACCATTGGATATTTTTCTATTTCGCTTTTGGTTTTTTTAGGAATTGCTATTTTTTTTCTCATCAACCTTTACCTCTACAACACCTACACTTGTAAACATTGAGTTATGTTTTTTATTAAACAATTTTATAAACTCAGACCAACTAGCTTTCTTCAGAAACGTCTGTGACTTCAACTGTCTTGGCGTTATACCCATCGATCTTTTGGGATAACTCCTTAAGTTTGTTTTCAAGTTCTTCACGTGACATACCCTCCAAACCACTTACTCTGACTTCTTTTCTATCAACGTAAGCACCGGCTAATTGACCAGATCTATATTCAGCATTAATTGCAGCAGCGTATTGTTTATCTTTTTCTGCTTTATCTGAAATTCTATCTAATCTTTTAAATCGTCTAAGGTTGTCACCTTCATATTTTTTTAATTCTTGATCAAATCTTTTATCAAAATACTTTGCAACGTGAGGACTTGTTTTTCTTGAAAGTAATTGAGATGCAGTTGATTTTGCACTATTCTCATCTTTACAATCGTAACCAGCTCTTTTTAAAGCTTCATGTTGTGTAATTGATCCCCAATCCTTAACTAAAATTTCTACAAACATTTTTTGTTTTGGAGTAAGATCTAAATCAGTTCTTAGCTCTTTCTTTTTTAATCCACCAGGCATTATCTTAATTTGGTTTTATCTCTTGTAGTAAGTTTGCTACCACCATGCATTTTAATACCAAACTTTACATCTGTTTTTGCATCTGATCTTTTACCAGCACCTTTGATACCACTTCTCATAATTTCTATAATACTTCTACCACCAGCTTTTCTATATTGCTTATAGCCGTATTTAATTCCTTTTGTGAGTAATCCACCAACTAACATTTTCTTAACCATTACACCACCAGCTGCTTTACGTCCAATTCTTTCTTTCATAAATTTTCTGACAGATTGAGAAATAGCTTCTTGGTTTGCTGCTCTTTCTTTTTTAGTCATCATTGGAATTAACATTGATCTTTTGCCTGCCTTATCTGATGCATAGGCTTTACCGAATAATCTAGGTCTTGGTCCACCTTTAGGTATACTTCTAGTTTTTGGCGCTGCTTTATATGCAGCCTTATCCATAAATTTAGTATTTTTTATATCTCGCTTAACTTTATTTTTAAGTAATCCATAATCCATAATTGGAGTTAAACCCCTAGATTTTTTATTTCTACGCACAGATGCTTTATGAGTTCTTAGAGCTTTTCTAAACTGTTCTTTAGCAGTATTGAATATTAACTTTTTAATCATAATTTATATTATATAGATTTTTCAGACCTATGACTATATCCCCTAAGTCGACTGACAGCTGCTCCGCAAGAGTGGTGTATCCCAGATACACCATGGATACACCATAGATACACCATAAAAACACACTTAAAGTATTGATATATATACATTATTCTTCTTCGGATACACCAGATACACCACTATTACCCTCTGAACACTTTTTTATTTTAATTACTCTAGAATATCTATATAGTAAAAATGCTTTATAAACATCTACGGTCATCGGAAACATTAACTGGTTCGGTTTTCGGTGGCCGTTATCCCTTGTTCATTTTTACATTTTATGTTACAGTTTTGACATGAACTTTCTTAGGTTCTTATTAGTTACTCCTGGGGTTATCTATCTTGCTCTCTTGCTAACCCCAGGTTACATAAAAATTCACCCACCATGACTATTCATTTCTTTTTAAATTTTCATGATCAATTCTTTTTTTAATCTCTCTTCTCTCCTCCTTAGATCCTGCCTCTCGATATAATCTATATAACTCTCTGTAATTCAACCAGTGAGTCTGCATCTTTGAAAATCTAATTTTTTTAATTTTTATTAACTTAAAAAACTCTCCACGAATTAATTCAGGATCCATATCGGCTGCCCAACAAACATCCTGAAAGTCTACTGAATTTTTATAAAACCATTTGTAGGCATCTTCCTTCCAATACGCTTCTTTTTTAAAACTAGATATATTCATCACGTCCTCTAACGCCTGGACAATGATAGCTTGGAATAATCGCTGTTCACTTAAAGGTTTTTCCTTAATAAGTTCCATAGCTAATTTAATTCCCAAATTTTTTAACAAGTTTGGTGAGCAAATCACTAAATTTCTTAACCTCTCGTTTAGGATATTTGCGGTGCCTTGCTATATGATACTGATCCGAAATTAAATCTATAAAACCATTACGCTCCATTGGATCCATTTCCGCAGCATATTCAATAGTTTCTTGAGTTAATTTCCTAGATGTCTTGTATTCCATTTGCATAACCACGATGCGGGAAAAGATATGGATTGGGATATGACACCGTGGTTACACATTTTTAACGACCAGCTTGAGTCCAGCAGCTTCTGCTGCCTTCTTTCTACCTGATCGCCATCTGTCCTCGATTTTATCGAGAAAAGAAAGACTGAAATTTCCTAAACCAAAGTCATTTCCACAATACAACTGAAACATCAAACTTGTTAACTCATCATAAGTTTTTTTGTTTGGACACACCATCACTAGCTTGTCCAACGCCTGGTTTAATGCTTCTTCGCTACTTTTTTTAATAGCTTTACCCACAAAATAATCCTTTTAATTAAAGTTAATTTTATGATTCGTTGTTCTATGAAAATAAAGTGTTTTGAAAGCCCCACTTATTTCATTTAGGCTTAGGAATACGTTCTTGAGTAGTATTTGATTATAATTTGTATTGCAAGTAAAAAAAAGGCCCAGTCTCCCGGGCCTTTTTCGTATTTAGATTGAGGGTTAACCGTCTGCAGCTCTCAACCTAATCACTATTTACCATTGAGCAGCTTCTTGCCCTCCGATAGTAAATTCTGTTTCATGTTCTCATAAGATTTACCCTCTTTTTTAGCAATCTTACGAATCTCATCATCAACTAATTTTGCAATCATTGAGCCAGGCCTTCTAAATCCTTGCTTCCCCATGGCTCTAATAATTGTGTATGACTCGATGTCTACTGCACATGACTTCCATCTTTCTATGTCCATTGTCCTGTCTCCTATTTCTCTTGATACTCTTTAGTTTTATAAAACTCAACTAAATTTATTTTATTTTTCTGAGTCAGTCCTGCATTATAAATACGTTCTATAATTGCAATGTAATCAGCAGTGGATGTACCAGTTAAAAACCATGAAGACTTACTCTTACAAGCAGTTTTAAATCTTCGATGATCAAACTTAGGATGTTTATCCGCTACAATGTATGACACCACCATGGAACGTTTGAACCGTTTGTTCTTAGTAGACTCCATACCATAGAAATATTTTTTTAGCTGCATCAATTGAGATCCAATACGATCAGCATGTTCAATACCTCCTGCAGGAATTACAAACCGTCCTGTTTTAAAATCATTACTGATTCTTGACCACAGTGAAGTTTGTTTTAATAAAAGAACTACCATCTCTGCAACATTTATTCCGTACTGCTGCATTTTGTTTCTACAAATTCTGTAGTCCATTTTATTTCTGGCACAGTGTTGATCTAAATAATTTTCCAAGGACCAATTCTTACGACCAGTGTTTAGTCTTGCTACATCTAATGGATCATCAGAATCCATAATGATATAGGGAACCTTAAGATCTAATTGTTTTCTGGCCTCAAGTGTATGTTGGCCATCAACAACTTCCATGTTTTTATTAACACGGATTGGATCATAAAGATCTTTTTCTGCAATCAACTTTTTAAGTTGCTGCACGTGTGCTTCATCTACAGGTCTATTACCTCTAGTCTTTTTGAATTTACTGTAATCAGTAGTTTCAAAAAATTTATTATTTATAGCTTTGTTCATATCTTCTCCTCTTGGTTAGAACATTAAGTAAATTAACCCACCAAATAAAAATAATAATATTTTGGCAGGTATGATAGTTAAGAGTGCAATAAAAATCATGCTAAATATCAGATCTTTCATTTTCCTCATAACCTTTCAGTTGATCGTAGCAAAGTTCTGCAGCTACTTTTTCGTTAATAATATAGATAGGCATATCTTCAAATTTCAAAGAACACTGTTGTAACTTACGCATGGTGTTTTGAAATTCATCATCAGAATATTCTAATGGTTGACCATCTATTGTTGTTCTAGGTAATTGATTTAAAAGTTCATTTACCTGCGCATACCAATTGGTAAAAACTTCTGAAGAACTAGTTTTTGGCACGTATCCCCCAAAGTTCAAATTTATTTATGATATGACTTAAAGCTTCATGGAATTTTACTTTACCTTCCGTTGCATCGTCCAAAGGAATTTTTTTGTAATAATCTCCATTAACTGTAAGTAACAACACTCGTGTCTTTTCGCTGAATGAAACTGTAAAACTATTTTCAGCTTCAATTGATTTAGGTTTTATTTCCCAATCAGGTCTTAAAACCAAAGCATCCTGCAGCTTTTCGTCAGCGCCTACAGAAGCTTTTACTTTATCGTCTTTCATGATAACCTCTTTGTTAATATTCATAAAAAGATATATAGTTATTTTGATGGGATATGCAAGTAAATAATAAAATAGGATAATATAGGATTATGAAGTACATTTTAATACTACACCTCTGCAGTATGATCACAGGTAAGTGTGTAGATCCATTTATACCTGGATATCAATTTACGTCACATTATGATTGTTCAATTGCAGGATATAAATTATCTCAAGATGCTTTAAAAACATTAGTAAATGATGAATATTATGGTTTAGACCGAATAAATAAAGAAAAATTAGCTATAAGATTTGAGTGTCGACCCCTTGACAACGCTTAGTATTGCAAACAACCCCATTTTTGATATATAATACCACATGAAGCTATATCGCGTCCAAGCAAACTATAAAAATATATATATTGATGAGATGCTTGAGGCTGAGAACGATAAGGCCGTCCTTGAGGATTTTGTAAAGAAGGTTGACTCAGGAGATGTAACAGAAAAAGAAGGGCCAGGATTTTATAACCCTGACATTCTTTTTTTAACCTTTGAGGAGATAAACCGAGATGCTGCAAAAGTTAATATCGGAGAAACTTCAGTTGGAGTCCAAATGGGCAACACAAGCGTTAGCACAGGGTAGAGTGACTACCGACATGAAGTGGATAGACATAAAGATCAAAGAACTTAGAACTAAGATCAATGATCAAAGTGTTGAAGACGCTAAAAAGGGTCTTTTAGACATAGCTAGTTAAATTTTAATCTAGCTTAAAAAAAAATTAAACTTTTACCTGAGATTTCTGCGCTCTAAATTATTCTTTAGCTTCGCCCCAAGATTTACCAAGTGCAATATCTACTTTTGATGGCACTTTTAATGTATCGATTGCATTTTCCATAAGTTCTTTTACTGCAGCAATATCTGATTCTTCATCTATAGAAAAACAAAGTTCATCGTGAATTTGTAGTAATGGTTTAAATCCTGCCTTATAACAATTGATCATCGCCTGTTTTGTTTGATCCGCAGCAGATCCTTGAATTAATCTATTTAAAGCTTTGTACGTGAAAGCCCTCCTGATGTTGTTTCCATAAACTGCTTTAGCCTCCTCGTATTGCATGGCCTTGTTCATTCCGAAGGTAGCAGGCTCCCACATGTCAAATCGGCATTTACGACCCCCTACTGTTCGAATAAAACCAAATTTTGAAGCACTGTTAGTTACCTCAGTGGCTAATCTTTTTACAAATGGAACTCTCTCACCATATTGTCTTAACAAAGCTTCAGCTCTATCTTTATTGATACCTAATTCTTTACCTAGTTTGGCTTTGCCCATACCATAAAACAAACCAAGGTTGATTGTCTTAGCTTGAGTTCTAGTGATACCTGCCATCTCAGCTACGATTTGGTGAAAGTCTGCTGCTTCGTTTTTGTAAGCTTCTATGAACTCCGCTGCACCTTCAAAATGGTCATTGACAGATGCAGCGTAGTGAGCAACAAGCCTAGGCTCTTGTTGTGAGTAGTCGAAACTACC